CGATAAAAACAGTAACTCTGGCCAGAACAGAGCAACTGAAGAAACCCTGCTTATAAGGCTCTTAAACAGAACTAAATACTCTGTATACATATAAAAAAATCAGTTTCCTACACGAATGAACGAGTAAGACAACTAAAAAAACTATGTATAGTTTGTAAGTAGCACTTCAGTTTGAAATTAATCATCTGGCTAACTAGGTGGACCAAGGTTGAAGCTGTGGGAGTCTCCAAACGGTTGGTATACCTATAAAAAATCCGAGGACCGTATCCTCGGCGCAGGATCTGAATAATCTTGAATTCAGTCCTCCTGTATTGAAATTTGTGGCACAATTTATTGAGACATCGATTTCTGGTTCACCCAATGCTCTAGGAACAAGACTATCGGAAAAGGATACTTGATTCTCTCTTGCATAATGGGTACTCCATTGAGGGGCCTCAAAATTAACAGTGCCAACAGTGGGTTTATGATACACTAATGCACCAGTACCATAGAAGTCACTACTCGCCGCGGCATTTGTACCAAACGGAGAAAGTGACGCATTTTGTGCCATAGACACTAATAAATCATTCGCGGCCCCTGGTACAGTAAAAGTATAACGAGCTCCACCACGTGATAAAACGTAGCAGGAACTGAGTAATGCAAATCTATCTCCCGCCAAACTGGTGGGGACTGGATTACCAGCTCCGCTACCTGTTTTATAGGCTCCACCAAGAGTAAAAGGTCTCAAATTTATACTACGTGCAGCGACTTGTGTCTTAATATTATATGCTAAGCCGCATTTTCTCAACATAAGCTGCTTTATGGAATGGATCGACTCTCCACATGATACTAATGCACCCTTAGTAGGATCAGTGGTGGGCATATTGCCAAGGTCTTGCACTTTTTCAAAAGGAGTCGATTGTGGAGTCCAACCAGCATCATCCCCTGTAACCACAGCAAAATTCTGCGTTGATACACCTGAAAACGCTACGTTCTCGGCGGCTACCTCAACAAGGATTTGCATGGAACTAGATACGGTCGCTGGTGCGTTAAGCGGGGTCATTACGTCCACTGATAAGAGACCTATAAAGTCTTGACGTGTCAACATGGGTGACTCAGAGGTGAATGGAACCCTGAAAGAAAAAGTGTCACTCTCTTTTATATCAACAATAGCCCTACTCAGGTACGGGGAACTATTAAATGGTGGAAGCACTGTGACATCGGGACCTGGTTTATAAGTTATCGATAAACGTCCAGTGTGAAACTCTGTTTTGACCAATTTAAAAGTGAAAACAAAATCCGCTCTCCAAAAGCCAGCCAAACTCGCCACCATACTAAAGGGAGTATGAGATTCGACATTGACTGCAGCCACGATATCTACGTCAAAGAATTCATTAGGTCCAACGCGGATTCTTGTCAAATTTGAACCATGTGCATTAGCATCACTCCAAGTGAAAGTCTTCAACCAACATGGTCTGTTACATATATATTCCACGGACATCTCGTCAATATCATTTCCAGCGAATCCAGATATCAAATCAATACCTTGCCCCCTATTCATTGATAACTTATTAGAAGGGTCAGGGATATCAACATTTAACATATCACCATTGCCGCAATTTATAAATCTTTCAACATTCGAGGCTGTCAACGGTTTCGAATAACCAAAATTAGCAGCAGTTAATGCAACCGCCCTGCTAACGTGTCCAATCGCAGAAGCAAGAGAACTCAACGTCGGGATCTTTTGGAGAGATCTCATTGCAGTCGATATGTGGTTGGCTGGTGCACTGATTATACCATCCAGTGCTTCTTTTCGAGAAAGTCCTGATTGAGGAGCATATGTCGGGATTATAAGTTCAACATCTTCGAAATGAAGTAATACGCTCATGTTTAAAGAGGTGGAACCTACGAGCGGAGAATACACACTTGTATACACTCTACCCATTATACCTCTCTTGTCCTCAGGAGCTGTACCAAATTGCTGAAGGTTATAAAAATTGTTGGCACTCACGTATGGGACCCTCAAAACTGCAGATGTGTCTTGATTCAGATTTATCTCCGTTCGTGGTAACTGGGTCCTGGTCTTAAGGGTTAAGCGATGAGTATTGGTGTCGCTTACTGAACCATTTTGGCCTGGAATGTAATTGATGAGAATTCTTCCCTGACTAAAACGGTTGACGTTGACTTGGAAGGTCAACACAGCCGTAGCCCTAAATCCCATGAAAGAGTTTAGCCTTGACATCCACATTCCTATACCAGTATTACAATCAGTGGGACCAGCTGTCCATCCTAAATTGTTTTGATCAAATGGGAGCGTTATAGGTAATCCAAGCGTTGTGAGGGCGGGATAGGCGGTTGTGATGGTGTATTGTCGAATGCGAACAGGTGTAGCTAAAAATTGTTTTACATCCTCCCTATTCACATCACCTGCTATATTAAGCTCACGAACTGTGTTCATGTTGTTCACCTCAAAAGGTTGTCCAACACGTTCGTTTGCATCATTCATAAAAGTTGTCATTTCATTGGTGTTAGTGTTATCAGTCTGTACTTGTCCGGTTAATTGTGTCGTGGTTCCGAGAGATCCCCCGGTGGCTCCACTGGTAGTTGATCCAGTGTTATCTTTATTGTTAGCAGCAGGTAAGTTATTTCGTTCAGTCAGGATACCCATTTGACTGACATATGCCTTTTCCTGGAGGTTTGAGTCGTCCTGGTTGGTAGGATTAATATCCACGACTTTTAGTTCACTGATGATTGTTTCCAAGGCAGATTTGTATTCATCATCAGAGTTCTCACTGTCCGAATCTCCGGAGAAATCTCTCCAATCCGATATCAACTTAGTCTTGTAGTGAGAAAAACTTTGGACTAAGCGAAGAGGTTCACCTTTTTCCTCTGATGTTTCATTCAAGATTTCTCTTAGGTGTTCAAAAAAATCTCTCCCATACAGAGTCGATTCTTTTAAGGCGTTTTCACAATTATCTCTTATACGAGTGAAAACACCGGGACCCTTTCTGTACCAATATGGCAATTCATATATGGTAGCAAGAGCCAATGGAGCCGTATACACTCCGTTATCCAAACTGAATCCCCTCTTAAGGAAAGTGCATTCATCAAGTTGCTTGCTCAAATATGTTGCCTCCTTCTTATCTTCAGTAGTATAATTCATGCCAAATCTTTTCATTGATTCTGATATAGATATATAATTAAAGTATTCCAAAACAGTAGAGGAAACACCCATTATACTATCATCACCAAATCCTATAAGAGAGACATATACCCTAAACATATCCATCTTATCGATACCAAATATATCGACCCATGTGCATCTGAACACGATGTTAACATAAATGGTATTTATAATAACAGTTAAAGGATTACCACTAGGTAAACAATGGAACCATTGTACTATCACTTTATCCTGAAGATGTTTAGAATGGTGAATCTCCATCCATAACACTCGCCTAATCCTTGCATTTTCTTCCCCGTCATTATACCATCTATTGATGAGTTCGACAATGATCTTGAGCATATATGAATTTTGAGTTGAATCAAAACCACTGAAATCCCCAGCTATTATGTTATCTCCCTTAGAAGTTACCCTATTAGCCAAATTTGTCCATTCACGACTAAGTGGATTGATACCAACTGCGCTACCATTGTGTATCCTGGTTTTAAGATACCAGTCCACAAAGGAGCCAAAATACATCTTCACAGCCACAGTGTAGTCTAGTGGTGAACAAGATATCATCCTGGTCTGGAGCTTCTCTACCTTCTCGTATGAACGCAATTCGTCTTTTAAAGTGTCCATATAGATATGGTAGCAACGCTTTCCTTCTCGTGCCATAGATATAACATGTTCAACTCTATCTCTCAACTCTATAGCTAAAGGTGTATCAAGGGAGTAATCGTCCTCAATACCAAAAATGCTCTTTTTACCAGGCATAGTCGTTTTCTGTACCCACGGAAAGCCAGGACTGGTCTTCCTGTTGACAGCATTTATGTAGGGCTCCCCTTCTATTCCACAACACGCTTCCCTAAAGGACAAAATAGATTTGGGTCTCCTATATGGTAGCTCCTGAATGTCCTCAAGATATGAAAACATACATTCCTCTACAATAGCGTGATCAGGCGTAAAATCAGGAGTGGCATAACGTGCGACTGCTCCATCATATGGATCGACACCATCTCTGATCTCAAGAACCGCGGGTGAACGCGTACAAGGATGTTCTGGAAAACAATCGTAAAGGAAACTCTTTCGCAATTTCGATTTACGAGTTAAATGAACTCCCTTATCAACCTTACCTACAGCTCTATGACTACCATATGTATAGAAATCGAATTCATCGAAGACCTCACTTGGCTTGAAACTCTGTGCCACGTAAGATAGATTCTCACCGGAGCTCGAAGGCAAGTGATCTATTAAAAACTCACGGGTAACAAACGTACTAACAGCATTTGTTCCATTTCCGGCTGCGTGCATACCAATGACATTGCCGAAATTACTGTGTTCATTTAAAAAAGTGAGGGTACCACAATCTCCATATTGGGATGGATACGTGTAGGTCATTCCTTCGTATTTCCTGGAATTCACTCTAACTTCCTCAATCTTGCAATTATCAGCAACTACATCAACATCTTGAACACCAAAATCCTTAGTGAAATATGTTACTATCGGAATTCTCTTCGTTAATTGCTTGAGCTTATTGGTGGTGACAAAATTATTAGATATGTCACGATGTGGTCTACACAGAGCCTTGAAATCAACGAACCAAAGATCGATCTTATTAAGATCACCATGTGGTGGGCACTCCATGAAAACACTCGGTGGGACATTGAAACAACATACATGATCACCCTGCACCCATGATGGTAAAGGACAAAAATGTATTTGTTCTTGTGAATTCTGGAGAAACTCATATTCTTCCTTGATATTGTCATAAAAATGAGCATTCATCATAAAGACTGAATCCTTGATTGCCAAAGCTTGTCCCAATCGTTTGCCTGCAAACGTTACGATGTATGTGTTATTGCACGTGACTTTATGTAGAACTTCCATAGTTTGGGCGTGCGGAAGACCCTGAGACTTATATAGCATATTCATAGGTCTAAGGGCCTTAGGTGGTCCACGTGCATTGCGAACCTTACCTGCTCGGGTTGTTCCAGCCTGAATCGTGGTGTATTGCTCATCATGTTCTGGAAGACGCTTTGAAAACGTTGAAAACAGAGCAATGGCAGTACCAAGCATTCCGGTAACCATGACCACCCATTTTATCCAAGGGTATGAAATGTCAAAATTGGCAATCTTGATCTTTATTTCACGAAAACATGAAAATGCATATGATTTCAATTGACTGGAACGAG